TCGCATCGGTGAGGCGGTTTACTGGCGCGCCATTGGCAAAGTGTAAGGAGTTGACCATGTATTTCAGTGTACAAACTGGCGGTTTTTACGATCCCGATATGCACGGCCCATTCGAACCTGGCAATCCTGCCTGTTTGATCCCGAGCGATGCAGTAGAGATCTCCCACGAACGTTGGGCCGAGCTGCTGGCCGGTAACGCTGCGGGCCAGATCATAACGGTAAAAAAAGGGCTGCCCGTGCTTGCTGATCCCCCGCCAGCGACCCCTGAGGAGCTTATGGGGCAGGAGCGGCAGTGGCGGGACGGTCAGTTAACCAAGACCGATGGCGTCGTGACGCGACACCGCGACGAGTTGGAAGACGGCGCTGCGACCACTCTCACTGCCGAGCAGTACAGCCATCTCCAGGCCTATCGCCGAGCGCTGCGAGGGTGGCCTGAGTCCGGCGAATTCCCGCTCATTGAACATCGGCCGCCGGTCCCTGAGTGGCTGCCCAGTCTGACCTCATAAACGCCCCGCACAGTCGGGGCGTTTTCATTCCTGCGCTTCGGCGCCCGTTCCACCCACGGCCTCGCACATGTGGGGCCTTGTCATTTTTGGAGACTCTATGAGCTTTTTCCACGGCGTCACCGTCACCAACGTGGACACCGGCGCACGCACCATCGCGCTGCCCACATCCTCGATCATCGGCCTGGTGGACACCTTCACCGAGGGCCCGGGCGTCAGCGCCAAGGCCAATGACCTGCTGCTGATCACCAGCGAGCGCGAAGCCATTGCGGCCTGGGGCCCAGATGCGGCGATCACCAAGGCGTGCCAGGCTATCTACCAGCGAGCCAAGGCGGTGATCGTCGCCTGTGGTGTGGCCAAGGTCGCGGATGCGGCGCAGCAAACCTCGGCGATCATCGGCGGGGTGCTGGCCAGCGGCAAGCGTACCGGCCTGCAAGCCTTGCTGGATGGCAAGAGCCGTTTCAACGCCCAGCCGCGGTTGCTGGTGACTCCCAAGCACAGCTCGATCCTGGCGGTCGGCACAGCCCTGATCGCCCTGGCCGACAAGCTGCGCGGCCTGGCCATCCTCGATGGCCCCAACACCACCGACGAGGCGGCCATGGAATACGCCAAGAACTTCGGCGCCAAGCGGGCTTACCTGGTCGACCCGGGCATTCAATACTGGGACACCGGTGAGAGCGCCACCGCCGATGCGCCGGCCTCGGCTTGGGCAGCGGGCTTGTTCGCCTGGACCGACAACGAGTACGGCTTCTGGGCCTCGCCCTCGAACAAGGAGTTTGTCGGCCTCACCGGTACCACTCGGCCTATTGAGTTTCTGGATGGGGACGAGACTTGCCGGGCCAACCTGCTGAACAACGCCAACATCACCACGATCATTCGTGATGCGGGCTTTCGGCTTTGGGGCAACCGTACGTTGTCGAGTGATCCGAAGTGGGCATTCGTCACCCGGGTGCGGACCATGGACATCGTCATGGACGCGATCCTCTACGGCCACAAGTGGGCGGTCGACCGTTCGATCACCGCGACCTATGTCAAGGACGTGACCGAGGGCCTGCAGGCGTTCATGCGCGACCTGAAGAATCAGGGCGCCATCATCAACTTCGAGGTCTACGCGGACACCGAACTCAACACCGCCAGCCAGCTGGAGCAGGGCAAGGTGTACTGGAACATCCGCTTTACCGACGTGCCACCCGCCGAAAACCCCAACTTCCGCGTCGAGGTCACCAACCAGTGGTTGACCGAAGTCCTCGATTCCGCCGCTTAAGGAGCCGCAGCAATGGCAATGATTCCCGAAACCCTGGCGAACATGAACCTGTTCGCCGATGGCATCAGCTTCCAGGGCGATGTGCCGAGCCTGACCCTGCCCAAGCTCACGCTCAAGACCGAGGAGCACCGGGCCGGCGGTATGGACCTGCCGGTGGAGCTGGACATGGGCATGGAAAAACAGGAAGCCGGTTTCACCACCACCGGCGTGCGCCGCGAGTCGTTGAAGCTCTTCGGCCTGGCCGACGGTACCGCCTTCAATGGCGTGTTCCGGGGCGCCTTCAAGGGCCTCAAGGGCAAGGTCACGCCGGTGATTGTCACCCTGCGCGGCATGCTCAAAGAGGTCGACATGGGCGACTGGAAGGCCGGCAACAAGGCCGAGATCAAGCACAACGTGGCGTTGACTTACTACAAGCTCGAAGTCGACGGCCGCCTCATCTACGAGATCGATGCGCTGGGCATGAAGCGCGTGATCAATGGCGTCGACCAGCTCGCCGCTCAACGTTCGGCCCTGGGCCTGTAAGGAAAACAGCAATGACTCAAACATCGAAAAAGACACCGGCCTGGATGACTCTGAACGCCGAGAGCGTGGCCGTGGGCCTCACCAAGGCGGTGGAGATGAATGGCGTGGTCTGCGACAAGGTCACCCTGCGCGCACCGACCGTGCGCGATGTGCGTGCCGCCAACACCGCCGCCGGTGGTGACGACGAACAGCGCGAGCTGATGCTGTTTGCCAGCTTGGCCGGGGTCGGCTCCAAGGACCTGGAGGGCATGACCCTCAAGGATTACCAGCGCCTGCAGGCCGGCTATTTTCGCCTGGTGCAAGACGACGAACTTTGACCCGGCGGTGATGAAGATGGCGGCGAAGCGGCTCGCGAACGAGCTGCATTTCTCCGCCGAGGAAATCATGACCATGCGCTTTAGCGACATGGTCTGGTGGCTCACGGACTGAGCCCATCAACTCGGGCGTAGGGGGATCAGATGGCAAGCAAACTGGCGTTGGGGCTGGTGATCGGCGGTGCCGTCAGCTCGACGGTGGGGGCAGCCTTCAAGACGGTTGAGGGCCGGATCAAGAAGCTGGAGGAACAAGGCAACAAGGCCAAGGTGCTGAAGAACACCATCGGCGAAACCATGCGCCTGCGGGATGAGTGGAGGCGGGCGCACGAAACCGGTGCGGCCTCGGCTGCCGGGTTGTTGCGCAAGCTGGAAGGGAACCTGAGCAGCCTGCAAAAGCAGGGTGTCCAGGTCAACAAGCTGCGCCAGGAATATCAGGCCCTAGGCCGGGTCGCCAAGGGCGCAGATTTGCAGCTCAAGGGGCACCAGCAGATCCAGCAGGGCAAGGAGGGCCTCAAGTCCAGCATTGGCCAGGCCGTGGCCGGTGTCGGGGCGGTAGCCATTCCGACCAAGATCAGCGCGGACTATCAGGCGATCATCCGCGACATTGCAATCAAGGCCGACGTGGCGAACAAGCCACAAGAAGCCCAGTTGACCCGCACCATCATTCAGACCTCGCAAGACACCGGAATGGGCCGCAACGACGTGGCCGAGCTGGTGAATCAGTTGGTTGGCGCGGGGATGGAGCTGGACAAGGCGCTGTCCTATGCGCCGGTGGCGGCCAAGTTTGCCGTGGGCCAGGGCTCGGGTGGTGAGGACACCGCCAAAATGATCCAGGCGCTGGAGCAGAACGCCAAGATCAGCGACCCGAAGGTTATGGAGAAGGCACTGGAAGCCATCGCCATGCAAGGCCAGGCGGGCAGCTTTGAGGCGTCCGACATGGCGCGCTGGTTTCCGCAGCTGCTGGCTGGCATGGGCAAGATGGAAATCACCGGCATGGATGCGGTGAGTCAGTTGGGCTCGATGCTGCAGGTGCAGATGAAGACTGCCGGTGGCTCCGATGAGGCAGCCAACAACCTGAAAAACTGGATGGAGAAAATCGGTTCCGGGGAAGTGGTCAAGGCGTACAAGGATGCTGGTATTGATTACCAGGCCTCGCTGAGTACCGGTGTTCAGAAAGGTATGTCGACCCTGGAGTCGAGCTTTGAGCTGGCCATGCGGTACATCAAGGCCACGGACCCGGCCAAGGCCGCGAAGATGGCCGAGGCTCAGGCGAAGATCAGCAAGGAGGCGGATCCGGCCAAAGCCAAGGCCATGCTGAACGCCCTGGAGCAGTCCTTGCGCACCGGCGACCTGTTCTCTGACATGCAAGTCAAGGCGGCACTGACGGCGTACTCGCAGAACCGGGAGCTGTACGAGCAGCTCAAGAAAGATTCTTTGAGCGCTAAGGGCATCCTCGACAAGAACCTGGCCGAGCGCCGGGAAACCTCCTCGCAGCTGTGGGCCGAAACAGCTCACGCGATGAACGATGGCATGCGGGCCGTGGGGGATGCTCTGCGCCCGGCAACGGATGCCGTGGCCAAGCACATCTCCACGGTGGCCAGGTCGCTAACTGGGATGGCGGAGAAAGCCCCACCCCTGGTGATGGGGATCACCGCCCTGGGGGCTGGGCTGGTCGCGCTGAAGAGCGTGGTGTCCGCCTTCAAGATAGGCAAGGGCCTGCTCAATGTGGCCCGGGGTTCGTTGATGGGTAACCCGAACGTGATCCAGCGTGTGTTTGTCACCAACGCCGGCGGGCTGGGCGGTGGTGATTACGACATCGATGGTGGCAAGGACAAGAAGGGAGGCAAAGGCGGCAAGGGCTCCCGTGCAGGACGGGCGGGGCGCGGCCGGCTCGGTAGTGTCGGGCGGGCGCTCAGGAGTGTCTTTAGCCGGGGCGGTGTGGGGGCCGTTGCAAAAGGTGCGGTGGGTTTAGGCTCGGCAGCCTTAAAAGGTACAGGTTCCCTGTTCAAGGGGCTGGCACCGGTGGTCAAAGGCGGGGCCTTCCTGTCGGTGCTGGGTGCCGGCCTCAAGGCTGCAGACACCTATCAGAATGCCAAGACCAAGGGCGAGAAAGCAGAGGGCTATGGCGGCGCGGCTGGGGGGCTGGCGGGTGCTTTGGTCGG